CTTGCTCCTGCTGGTCTAATCTGAGTGACATCTATTTTAGGAATCTGACCCGAATATAACATTGCAAGTAATTCTCTAAAGGCGCTCGCCCACCCAGCTTTACTATCTGCGACAACTAATACTGTCTCACTCTTACTAAATGTCTCAGCAACAACAGGCAGTTTTTCTACATTGTTGTACTCAACACTGAAGCCAACGCCTGTGCCACATAACAATATATACATCACTTCATCAAAACTTCTTACATCATCAATAGGAATGTAGCTGCAATTATAGCCAGCTGTGTGGTCTCGCTCTAAAGCAACACCTGCTGTCATCAAGGCTCGCATACTTGGCATGACTTGTAAACTGGCTACTGCACTTTCAAGTTTTTGTCTAAGAGGTCCCATGTTGTAATTGTAATTAGATTCTAAATGACCTTCCATAAAATCAAAGTATCTTCTTACTGTTTCATGCCAGGTTTCCCTGCGTCCTATGGACTCATCATATCTAGCATAACGAGATGTGTGTATGTATTGTTGGTATATAGTAGGTAAGCTCATATTGTCTCCTTAAAATTGTCTATTAAAAATTCGACATAGCGTTTTGCTTTCTGTAAGTCTTCAAGTTTTTTAGTGTTAGAAGTATTTTTAGAACGCCAACGACATATATATTTTATTACATTACCTTCAGCATACGGTAAATTATTTTTCATAATAAACTCAATAGGCTCAATAGTGTAATCCTTGTAATACTTTGGGTTGTTTATATCTTCCATAATTTAACTGCTCCTGTTGTGTGGTCATACTCGCCATGTCTTAAAATACGAGCCACACGGGCTTGTTGTAGTATCTCACCGTCAAGGTAATCTTTCTTTTTGTAAGCTTTGACTACCCTGGACCAGTTGTCTACGAGGGGAACTTTAATATCTAATAGCTTCTCAGCTGTTTTCACCCCAATACCTGGACACCCACTATACCCATCAGTCAAATCACCAGCAAGTGTTTGAATGAGAAACCAGTAGTCTGCCTGCGCTCTGTTTACTTCTTTGATAGTCTTACCATCACTGCTTAAGAGGCCAGGTATTTGTTTCAAGTCTTTATCAATAGAAACAATCACTCGCTCTTCCTCAGCTGGTTCAGTAGATAGGATACCCATGACATCGTCAGCTTCAAGTCCATCATAGGTGACACCATAGTGATGTTCAAAGATGTACTCTCTTAACTTGCTGAATACTAATGGCTTTCGTTTGTCTTTACGATTACCTTTGTATGATGGCATAATATCTTTTCTAAAATTAATTGCATCAGTCAAGCACACGATGTAGTCGTCAGCTTCTAACTCAGTTAGTAAGTTTGAGATAACATCGTCTACCTGTACCTGACATACTTTCTCATCCGAATGTAGAGTCCATAACCCATCGCCCCAATGAGTTTCTACCTCATTAGCCATTGCAACTTTGTATAGTACAATGTCTCCATCAATTAGTAACTGTCTCATTTAGGCACCTTCGGTAAATTTTTTTTATCAAATAAATCTTTGAGTGGTATGAGTATGAATTTACTTTTATTGTAATCACCACCATACCTAGCTGTGTCCATATATTTTTTAGCCAATCTCTTGACTGTCTTGGTATCAAATATAAGTCTACAGTAATCATCATCACCCAATGCAAGTATCTGTATCCAGTAGTCTGCTTTGGTCGTCATGATACCTGATGGCTTTCCATAACTCTCTATCTCTAAACAGATGTTACCACTACGAAACCACCAGTCTCGTTCTGTTTTAATTTCTGCCTTTGTCTTTTTGGCATCAAGGATTGCAACAATTCTATTCTCTCTGTCCAATCCATATTGTAAGTCTTTATCAAAATCAGGGTTGCCCTTCTTTCTCAATGTGTTTCGCTCCAGTTGTTACCCACGTTGTATTCCCCTGTTAACGGCAGTCGTATATCAAAATGTTTCCCTGTGCGGATGATAGAGTCTACAGCTATCTTTCCTATGTCCTCAGCTATGTCAGCTGGACACTCTACCTGTATCTCATCGTGTACCCAGATTACCTGATGTACTCCTGTATAGTTAGAAATGGCTTTGCGGAATTCAACTAACCATTGCTTACACACAATCGCTCCACTTGATTGGAGCAGTGTGTTAAGTGCAGCATGAGGCGAACGGACCTTGACTTGTCTCTTGTCTAACCCAATGAGGTAGCCTCTGTTTGCTGCTGTCTGCACATCCTCAATAAGTTTGTTAAGAGCTGGTAAGTTGTTTAAGAATCGTGTCTTTATTTTACGAGCCTCGCCCACTGACTTACCTGTTACTAGGGCTATCTTCTTTACTCCACCACCGTACAAGAAACAATAGTAAAATCTCTTGGCTAAATCTCTGGAGTCTAATCCAGCGAGTGTCTGAGTCTCAGTATGTATGTCACCATTCAAGACAACATCAGCATACTTACCCTCATCGTAGCGAGCCATATAATGTGCAAGCATACGAACCTCTAACCCTGAGACATCTATTCCCACGAGTTTCTTGGTAGGTGGTACAGTAAATAAAGCACGGCACTCTTTCCCATACGGAACAGATACGCTGGGAATTTGTGCTAGGTTTGGATTGGAATGTGAGGCACGGCCAGTGACAGTGGAGTTTGTATTACAAGTTCCATGTATCTTGCCGTCTTGTTCCCATTTCAACCAAGCCTGTGCGCCTGTTGCAAGTTGTGATAGTCGTTTCTCTAATAAGAAATGTTCACACAACTTCTCTGCTTCTGGATAAGGTAGACGAGAGAGTATACTCTCATCAAGCTTTGGCTTACCATCGGCAGTGTATTCTTCTGGTTTCCAGTTATGTAACTCAATCAGTCTGTCAGCAATGTGATGACGACTGGATGGGTTGAACTCTACCTCTTTCTCTTTGTAGATAGTTACACCTTTGACATACCCTCGTGTCTTGTTGTTGACTCGTGGTGTAAATGGTGTTCGTTCTATTTTAGGTGGAAACAATTCTTGTAACTCATCTTTGATAGTGAGTAGTTTAGCATTGAGTGTTGAATATAACTCAGCGGCTTTCTCTTTATCAAAAGTAAAACCATGCTGTTCTTGTTCGAAGATTAGCTGGGCAACCTGATGCTCTAACTGCATCGCTGGTTGTGAATAACCTTTGTGTTCAATTCGTTTGTATAGACTGTAAGTTACTTCAACATCTTGTATACAATACTCAAGCATCTCTGGAGTAAACTTCTCAAACCCTAAATCAAACTGTGCTTTGTAGTCACCTATGCGGTAACCCCATGCTTTGAGACTATGTCTGCCAATACATTCCTTGGGGAAGTTTTGACGAGCAAAGTCTGACTCAGCTACATCAGGGTATACCAGTCTGGTGGCTACCAGTGTATCAAACACAGTTGCATTAGATGTATAGTTAGTTAACTTTTTTAGTACAGGGATATCAAACTTAATAATGTTATGCCCTATAATTAACTCAGCCTTGGACAGTAAGTCCACAGCCTCATCAACAGATGGTGTAAGCACTTCACCTGTCTCAATGTTCTTGAGGACAATGCAGTGTATAGTGTCAGTTACATCAAGTAACCCGTTTGATTCAATATCAAAACAGTATTTCATATCTTTGTCCTTAAAGTTTTCATACCAATAATATTGGCTGTTGGTATAGTCGTGGTGTTGCCACACTCATTAATAACTTTATTATCTTTAAAATTAAATTCACTTGCAATAACTGTGGTAAGTAGGTCATGACGAATTATCCAACCGACTGTCACACAATTAACTGGTTCTCGTTTTTGGGCATCGGTTAACTCACTCCACTCTGCCTGCGATACAATATCTTTCCAATAGCAAATGACTAACTTGTAGTCACACTTAATGTGTCCCTTTAATTTCAATTTGTAATCTCCATGCGGCTTCATCACCTGACTCTCTTAAAGCACGGATAGTCGCTTTGACAATAAGAGCTGTTGGTTTGTCGGGTACAAAGATAGTAACTTCATCATCTGGTTGCTCATTAGCTGTGGCCAATGCGGCAAGGATGACATCACCCCATTCGAGTTCTTTCTCAAAACTCATTGGATGCCTCTGCTTGTGCAAGACAACCTGTGTCTAGGTTATAGTGCAGAGTGCAAGCTTTACCAGTCTCTCCTGAAAAACGATTCTTAAGTATGTGCAACTGGGTGATGTTATCTTCTGATTGTAAGTCTCTCTGCATTGAGATTATTATATCACTAAGTTGTCCGATGGATGCAGAACCTCGCAGACTATTCATAGAGACAGCGACTCCATCTTCATAACCTTTGTTACCCTCAGGTCTTCTTAGATGTGAGACGAGTATAAGTCCTATGCCAGTTTCTTCTACAAGTGTCCTCAACTTAGTTACAGTATAATCTATTAACTTTCTTTCGTCAGTCATTTCTTCTCCCAGTGCAGAGAGAGCAATGTGTAGGTGGTCTAAGATAACGAAGTCTACACCACAACCTTTTGCTAAGTATCTAATCTTAGATATCAAGTTGTCAGATGCAGTCGACCCAAAATGGTTGTATAAATAAAACTTCCCTGAGCCAACTGTCTCATCAAAGACTCGCTTCATCTCTTCCTCTGTTACACCTTCTCTTGTAA